ACTACTGTTACAACAGGCACTAACTATGTGTTTAGTATCAGAGAAACTAATTTAAGCGGCGCATGGAGCAGTGTAAAAACAGTAACCATGACAACAGGATTTACTGGTATTAAATTAGGTTCGTTATTTGCTGCTGAAATGGCCGCACAGGGACTAGTTTATACTACTGCACAGTGGAACGCCACTACAAATTCGTTGACATTATTACACACCGGTGGAGGAGCATTTGAATTAGCAGACGGACTAAATGCACCTTTAACTAACTTCTTCAGTGGAGCAACTACTAACTTATACACTGCACCAACAGGTGACTACTATACAGGTACTACCCCATTCAACTTCATTGCAACTACATGGAAGCCATTAGCATATGAAGCAAGTAATACTGCACCATTTACAACTCCTGCAGATGGCACCATGTGGTATGATACTAATCTAACCGCAGATATCTTATATCACAACGGAACTACCTGGGTAGGTTATAAGGATGCAACAGCATTTCCAGGATCTGACCCTGCTGGTCCTATCATCTCAGCAACTGAACCAGATGCTGCGACAGGAAATTCCGCAGGCGGAGCATTAGCCAATGGTGATATTTGGATCGATACAAGTAATCCAAATGCATACGGTAGAGACATTTATGTTTATAGCACATCTGCAGGTTGGGTCAAACAAGACGTAACTGATCAATCAACACCCGACGGATGGTTATTTGCAGATGCAAGATGGGCAAATAGTCCTCTTGTAAGCACCCCAAGCAGCATCGTTGATCTATTGACTAGCAATTACCTAGACCCTGATACACCAGATCCTGCACTATACCCAAGAGGAATGAGACTATGGAATACACGCCGTAGTGGATTTAACGTCAAACAATACGTTGTTGGTTACATTAATAAAAATGCAACTAACCCTCGTCAAAACAATAGTGCAATGACTTCTTATTTTGGAGATCGTTGGGTAAGTCAAAATGCAGTAGCCGAAGACGGAGGACCACAATTTGGTCGCCTTGCACAAAGAGCACAAGTTGTTGCAGCATTTAAGTCATTAATTGATACTAACACATCAGTTCGTGATACTGACACATTAGGATTTAACCTAATGGCAACACCTGGATATCCTGAAACTATTCAGAATATGATTGCACTTAACACTGATCGAGGACTAACTGCATTTGTTGTAGGTGACACTCCATTCAGATTGCAACCAACAGGAACTGCTTTAAGAGAGTGGGGTTTAAACACTAACCTAGCACTTGACAACGGAGACACTGGTGCAACCAGTTACGACGAATACATGGCTATGTATTATCCAAGTGGATACACAAACGATAATACAGGAAACTATATTGTTGTTCCACCAAGTCACATGATGCTACGCACTATCATTAATAGTGATGCTAAGAGCTATCCGTGGTTCGCTCCTGCAGGTACTAGACGAGGCGGTGTTGATAATGCTACATCGGTTGGTTACATCACTGATGAAGGCGAATTTAAAACAGTTGCATTGCATCAAGGTCTTCGAGATGTACTCGACGATGTTAAGGTTAATCCAATTGCAACACTAACTGGAGTGGGTGTATTAGCCTACGGTCAGAGAACTCGTGCAAGAAATGCTAGTGCATTGGACAGGATTAACGTTGCTCGCTTAGTTGTATATCTGCGTAGGCAACTAGATGTACTAGCAAGACCGTTCTTGTTTGAACCTAATGATGCGCAAACTCGTCGTGAAATTAAAGCTGCTGCCGAAAGCCTAATGTTAGAATTAGTAGGACAGCGAGCACTTTATGATTTTGTAGTAGTATGTGACGAAACTAATAATACTCCTGCAAGAGTTGATCGCAGCGAATTGTACTTAGACATTGCTATTGAACCAGTAAAAGCAGTTGAATACATTTACATTCCTCTAAGATTGAAGAACACTGGCGATATTGCAGCTGGTCTGTAATGGTAAATAATAAAGAATAAGGAGCATTTATATGCCAATTGCAAGTTTAAATAGATTTACAGTACCGTTGAGCGCAACACAGGCAGCTTCGACCCAGGGTCTGTTGATGCCAAAGTTAAAGTTTCGTTTCCGCGTTACTTTAGATCAATTTGGTGTTGCAGGTACTCCTTCAACTGAGCTGACTAAACAAGTCATGAACGTGACTCGTCCAGATGTTACATTTGAAGAAATCAAGTTGCCTGTATATAACAGCACAGTTAAGTTATTAGGCAAACACAGTTTTGCAGATGCAAAGCTAACGATTCGCGATGATGCAAGCGGTATTGTTAGTCGTAAAGTCGGCGAGCAACTACAGAAGCAATTTGACTTCTTTGAACAAAGCGGTGCTGCTAGCGGTATCGATTATAAATTTAGAATGAGAGTCGAAATGTTAGATGGCGGTAACGGAGCGTTTGAGCCAGTTACATTAGAAAGTTTTGAATTCTTAGGTTGCTTCATTAAGCAGGCTGTCTATCAAGGTGGCGACTATGCTGATGCAACAAGTCCAATGGATATTGCATTAACTATCACATACGATAACGCAATTCAGTTAGAAGCCCCAGGTGGCACAGCTAGCGGTATTGGTGTAGATGTAGGTCGTGTAGTAAGACCAGCAGGGGCACAAGGCCTAGCTACAGGTTAATAGTTAAATTGACAAAACACAAGCCCAGCTTAATACCTGGGCTTTTTATTTGACTAAATATTTGCATGAGTAACGCCTTTAATAATTTTTTATCAGCAAGCGGTAATACTGTATTGCGAGATTACCAACATGCTAGCAGGCTATATGTAGATGACAACTACGGATATTCTCCTAAGCTAGGATTTCTTTATTATGTTGTGTTTAATCTAAATCCTGCAGCAATATCCGACGAGCGTTGGAAGAACACTGGATCATTAGATGTTGGCGTGTTGGTTAAAAAAATTGATCTTCCTAAATTCGGAGTTACTACTGAAACAGTTAATCAATACAATAGAAAAACTGTGGTACAGACTAAACTAAATTATACTCCGGTTAGTGCTGAATTTCACGACGACAATTTAGACATCGTTAATAAATTATGGACTAACTATTACAAACATCATTTTGCAGACAGCAAGTATGGTAAATCTAGGAATGAGGTCCCAACATCATTTTATGATACAAAGTACGGCGAGACTGATTTCCAATATGGTATATATGACAACGGAGTTAAGACTCCTTTTATTACATCCATCGATATATACTCGTTGCATCAACAGAACTTTACGCAGATAACTTTAATAAATCCTAAAATTACAGAATGGGCACACGACTCTTTGAATCAGGCCGAGGGCAGCAAAGTGATGCAAAATAGAATGACAATCGCATACGAAAATGTCTTATACGATTATGGTCAAATTGTTGCAGAGACTGACCCGCCGGGATTCACTAGTGTCTATTATGACAAAACTCCGAGTCCGTTATCGATTGCAGGAAATCCATTAAACAGTGCAAGTTACGTTAAGAGAGAAACAGGGTTTGATAAACCCGGCGCACAGAGAATATTTGGAAGAGTCGGAGGAAGTAACTCGGCTTCTAATCCATTATTAAATATTGTCGGAATATTAGCTAAGAATTATGTTAATACAAACGGTATTACTAGAACGAAAGCAGGAGCGTATAACATAGCAAACGGCGCCCTTGGCGCACTATCTAAAACTGCACCTGGAAAATACTACACTCCCCCGCCTGCCGAAGATCAACCAGGGATATTTACATTACCTGGCGGAGTAGGCATTAACATTTTTAAAGCAATCAATACCGGAGTAGATGGGAAAATTAGAGCTAATCCCGCAGCAATTATATTTCCCGGAAAGAGATAACAATGAATAACAACTATTCCAATGTACCGTTAAGTACAACACAAGATCAAACAGTTCAAGCATTTGATTCTTTTTATTCTCAACCCATTGAGATAAATGCAACTACCTTAGCAGCTATGAAGGGATATTTCACTTCTAGAAATTTTGGTGAAGTATCTGCAGAGTCTATTGCAGTTACTATTATTAGACAGGCAAAACAGGATGGTTATAATCCTATGCAGATTTTAGATACACTACGAGGTCTAAATGATATAGAACTTTCTGGTCTAGTTTCTGAAATACTTAATTACAATAGATTTAAATCAAGCAGTTTAGGATATGCTCAGAAATTTCAGCCTAATCCGGAAATACAAAGAAATATACTTGCATGAGTTTAAAATTTTCTAAAGGGGCATACTCTCTAAAAAACCCTGAAAAATATGTAGGAACATCGGGTCCTACATATCGTAGCAGTTGGGAAATTGCAGTTATGAGAATGTGTGATGAGAACCCGTCTATACAACAATGGTCTAGCGAACCTGTAAAGATTCCATATCGAGACCCTTTAACAGGAAAACAGTCAGTATATGTACCTGACTTCTTAGTAACGTTTGTAGATAGAAATCAAAAAAGACATGCAGAGTTATGGGAAGTAAAACCTGCAAACCAACAGATATTAGAAAAAGTAGGAAAGAATCCCTACAATCAAGCACAGTTTGTTAAGAATCAAGCCAAATGGGCAGCAGCAACTATATGGTGTAGAAACCAAGGAGTTAAGTTCCGCATTCTAAATGAACATGATATTTTTCATAATGGACGAAATAAGTAATAAGTAAGTTTATGACAAAAAAGTTAGAAGAACTGCTAAACATAGAATCGTCCGAGCCTATGGTAGATGTACAACCAGTAGATGCTGAACCAGTAGCTACAATTGATCTACAGGATAAGTTAGAAGAATTTGATAAGATTGCATCAGCATTGCCTAGAGTTAAAGGTCTAGGAGACATGGCCGATGGCGAATTAGATGCACTAGCAGACAAAGCAGAAAAAGCATACGACGATTTAATGGACTTAGGTATGAACGTAGAACCTAGATACGGTTCTAGGATGTTTGAAATTGCAGCTCAAATGATGAATGCTGCAATTACCGCTAAGACTAATAAAATTGACAAAAAGCTAAAGATGGTAGATCTACAGCTTAAAAAGTTAGCAATTGACAAAAAGCACGGCCAAGAAGGTGGCGGCGCTATAGAAGGAGAAGGGTATATTGTTACTGACAGGAACAGCATACTTGAGAAACTTAAGAATATGCATAAATAAATCATCATGAAATCATTCACCGCATACCTAACAGAATCTAAGAAGCAATACGACTTCCGCATTAAAATTGCAGGAGACATGACTTCTGAACAAGAAGACACAATGAAGCGTTTGCTAGGGCGTTTTACTAACGAAAATACCTTAACAGGATTTAAAAAATCAAAGACGCCTATCCAAGCAGTGCCGTTAGACTTTCCTCAAGTTAAAAACTGTGAAGTGAATATCTACGAAGTCACGCTAGATTTTCCAACAACACCGTTTGAATTAACAGAATATCTAGCGGCTGAACTAGGTATCGGAAAACAAAATCTTGTCGTTCGTCGTCCAGGCGAACCTAGTGAAGAATATCAAATGCCTGTTGAGAAAAGAGAAGGTGCATTATTGCTAGATCCTGACTATAAAGAAGCAGGTAGTCCGCAGTTTGAAGACTACTACGGTGATAAGTACAATACTGGTTTCGTTAAAGAATTGAATGATATCTTAAAACTTCAACGCAAAGAACGCGGAGAAGAAATCCCAACAGAAGGTGCTGCCAAATACAATACGGATGCAGAGCCAAGTAACACTAGCCTATTTGGCAGCAAAGGAAAATAATATGCAAATGATCGACGTAATGAAAAGATTAGCGGCACTTGATTCACAGAATCCTAATATTGTTAAGGAAAGTGCTCAAGTCGATGAATGCGGAATGATGCCGGGCATGGTTCCAGAAATGGGCATGGATATGGCACCAGAGAAGCCATCTATGCCAGCTAGCATCAATATGACTGCCGGTAGCGGTGATGAACTAAGCAACATGTTAGCTACTATTATGCAACTTGCTGGCCAGAACAAGCCTGTATCGGCATCACCGGCATTGGACAACAGTCCGACTCCTCCTGGAATATTAGAACCAACTAACGGTGGATCAGCAGCTGACAGTATGCGTAGTGTGATTGATAAGTTGAACCCGATGGATGACAACGGTGAAGATGATGTTAATAAAGCACACGGTGATTTAGACAACGACGGTGATCACGATATGGATGATCACGATATGGAAAAGAAAGAGCCAGTTGATGAGTACGACAATACTCCAGCTGACCCAAATGATAAAGACGAGTTTGATGCAAACGCACATGCTCATCAAGAGAATCAGCCAGGGCAAGGCGATAGGATGGACGGAGATCGTCCAAAAGCATACGCGGATATGAACGAAGCAGTAACAGATCTATTTGCACAGTATAAGCGGTTTGTCAATGAAAATTGATTGAACTAGCTTTTACCAAATAGCCTCTTCGGAGGCTATTTTTTTCAGTAAATAAGTACATGGCATACACGGATAATAAATTAGTTAAAACTGCATACAGTTCTCAAAAATATACCGAGCAGGATATTGAAGAATTAATGAAATGTACCGATCCAATAAATGGTCCTCACTATTTTCTTGATAATTTCTTTTATATTCAACACCCTACAAAAGGTAAGCTAAAATACGAGCCATTTGAATATCAGCGCAGATTGATTGACAGCTATCACGGAAATCGTTTCAATGTAAATTTGTTACCTCGACAAACAGGTAAAACAACAACCGCAGCAGGATACTTGTTATGGTACGCTATGTTTATTCCTGATGCAACTGTGTTAGTTGCGGCGCACAAATTTACGGGTGCTCAAGAAATTATGTCGCGTATTCGTTATGCATATGAATTATGTGCAGACCATATACGTTGCGGTGTTAAAAGCTATAAC